GAGCTGTTTGCGGAGAGCGGACTTGCCTTTGAAAAGAGCGACAACAACCGCGTTTCCGGCTGGCTCGCGCTGCATGAGCTGCTCGCGCCCCGCGCGGACGAGCAGGGCATTCTGTGCCCAAAGCTCACCATTTTCGACACCTGCCGCAACCTGATTCGCACACTGCCCGCACTGCAGCACGACAAGCGCAATCCCTCGGACGTGTCCGGCTCCCCGCATGAGCTGACCCACGCGCCCGATGCGCTGCGCGGCTATGCGGCAACCGTGCGCGAGCCGCCCGCCGAAGCGCGTCCGACCGTGTACGACGGCGAAATCGGCGCGTTTCTCGGCTACTGAACAAGGAGGAAAGACCATTGACCATCATTTTATACTGCCTTTGTGCAGTCGCGCTCGTTGTGACGGGTGCGGTTGTCTCAGGCGGGCTGCGGCTGCCGCGCAGGCGCGAGTCCACGGCGGAAGCTGCCGCCGCTGGCGACGATCAGCTGACGCGCGACATCCGCGCCATGCTCACCTACGGCGGAGAGGAGGAGACCGATGAAATTTGACCCGTCACCCGCCGCGCTCTGGCGCAAGTACGAGCGCGGACAGGACTACAAGCGCTCCATTGGTTTGTATGATCGCGTGCGCAAGAACGAAGCCTTCTACCTCGGCCGCCAGTGGGAGGGACTGCGCGTGCAGTCGCTGGATCCGCTTATTTTCAATGTGCTGCGCCGCTGCGTCAACCTGTTCGTGTCCATGCTGGTGTCGGACGACGTTGCGGTGCACGCCAAACCCTTCGACACGGACGCGGAAAGCCGAAAGACCGCCCGCGTGCTCGACCGCGCCTTTGCTTCGGCAATCGAGCGGTCGGGCGTGAAAACCCTCGGCCGCAGCCTGCTGAAAAACGCCTGCGTGGACGGCGACAGCTGCTTTTACATCCACTTTGACCCGAGTCTGGAGACCGGGCAGGCGGTCAAGGGCGATTTGGCAGTTGAACTAATCGACTCCACCAACACTTATTTTGGCAACACCGCGTCCGACGAGGTGCAGAAGCAGCCTTACATCATCATTGCGATGCGCCGTGACGTGGACGAGGTGCGGCGCGAGGCCCGCGCAAACGGTCTGCCACGCGACGAGGTGAACGCCATCGTGCCCGACGCGGAAGCCGAGCGCATGACCGTTTACGAGGAGGACGACCGCCGCGTGACCGTGCTGCTACACATGCGCAAGGTTGAAGCCGGCGTGGCCTTCTGCAAAACCACCCGCACTGCGGCCGTGATGCGCGAAAAAACGCTGCCCTACCGCCTGTACCCGATCACCTATCTATCTTGGAACCGCGTGCGCAACTCGTGCCACGGCGAAAGCCCCATTACCGAAGCCATCCCCAACCAGATCGCGATTAACAAGCTGTATTCGATGTACGTGCAGTGCATCAAACAGGTCGCGTTCCCCAAAATCGTATACGACATGACACGCTTCCCCGGCGGTTGGTCGAACGACGTAGGCAAGGCCGTCGGCATGCGCGGCAATCCGAACGAGGCCATCGCGACCGCGTTCCGTGCGCCGGAAATCTCGACGCAGGTACTCGGTCTGCTGAACCAGATGATGAAGGACACGATGGAGCTGATGGGTGCGTCCGAAGCCGCGCTCGGCACGGTTAAGGCGGAAAACACCTCGGCGATTGTGGCGGTGCAGAATGCGACTGCCGCGCCGATGGAGCTGACCCGCATGGAGTTTTACCGCTTCACCGAGGACTGGGCGCGCATCTTCCTCGACTTGATGGGCGCACATTACGGCGTGCGCCGTCTCGCCGTGCCGAACGAAGCGGGTGAGGAACCCGAGATGCAGGCCTTTGACTTCGGCACGCTCGCCGGACTTGATCTGCGCTTACAGGTCGACGTGGGTGCGGCAAGCTACTGGTCTGAAACCATGCAGACGGTCACGAACGATCATCTGCTCGAAAGTGGCGTAATCTCCGACCCGCTCATCTATCTGGAAAACGTGCCTGACTATCAGGTGCGCGGCAAACACGACCTGCTGCACGCCCTGCGCGTACAGCGCGACACACAAAAGGAGGAACCCGTCCATGAACCAACCTAACGAAGCACTGCTCTTCACCGATCCAAATGCGCAGCAGCCGCCCGAGCAGCCCGCCGAACCGACGTATCCGGTCACGGTAGACGGCGAAACGCGCGAGCTGACTCTCAATGAGCTGACCGAAGCCGCCGCGCAGGGACTTTCCAAGCAGAACGCCGTCATCCGCCGCAACCGCGCGGCAAACGGCATGCCAAACGGTCAAATCTACGCGTCTTTTGTCGAGGAATATCCCGATGTGCGCCCCGAGGACATCCCCGCGCAGGTCTGGGAATGGGCGCAGCAGGAGGGCTCGCTCGTCTCGGCGTTCCGCAAATGGGAGCTGCTCGAGCTGCGCGACGAGCTTGCCGCCCTTGAGCAGAACACAAAAAACCGCAAGCAGGCCGTCGGGCCGGCAAGCGGCGACGGCGAGCCTGCGGGCATCGACCCCGTCACCCTCGCCCTGCTCGGCAAGTAATTACAATTTATAATATTTAGGAGAAATTATACATATGGCTATCAATCTTGCAAGCAAATACTCCGACCAGATTGCCGAGGTATTCACCCGCTCGTCCTTTATCAAGGGCAAAACCGCGACGACCTTCGACCTGACGGGCGTCAAGACGCTCAAGGTGTACACACCCATCACCGTCGAGGAGGTCGATTACGACCGCGACGGCGGCCTTGCCCGCTACGGTGATGTGAGCGAAATGCAGGACGTGGTGCAGGAGCTGACCATGACGCAGGACAAGGCGTTCACGCTGACCATTGACAAGGGCAACAACCTCGACCAGAACCTCGTCAAGAACGCAGCCGACATGCTGCGCTTACAGCTCAACGAAAAATCCACCCCGACCGCCGATAAATACGCCTTTTCACGCTTTGTCACGATGGCAGGCACGCTGTGCGCCAGCGAAAAGCCGACCAAGGCCAACATCATCTCCAAAATCGCGGACGCATCACAGGCACTGGACGACGCGCTTGTGCCCGATGACAACCGCTATCTCTATCTGACGAGTGAAATGTACAAGCTGGTCTGCACCTCGGACGAGTTTTCCAGCGTAGACGTGCTCGCCCGCCAGTCCATCGCCAAGGGCGTGTGCGGCGAGGTGTTCGGCATGAGCGTCGTGCGCGTGCCCAAGAGCTATCTGCCCTCCAACGTGTATTTTCTGGTGGCGCACAAGGATGCGGTGCTCATGCCGTACAAAATCGCGGACGCCAAGGTGCACGAGGATCCGGTCGGCGTGTCCGGTGCGCTGATCGAAGGCCGTCACTACTATGACGCCTATGTGCTCGGCGCGAAGTGCGGCGGCGTATACGCGCTGGTCGCCACCGGCGCCATCTCGACCGCCCCGACCATCTCGAACAGCCAGATTACGGGCAGCGGCACCATCCGCTACACGCTCGACGGCACCGACCCGCGCTACTCGGATTCCGCAAAGGAATATGTTTCCGGCACGCTCACGCCCGAAACCGGTAAGTCCATCCGCGCCTACGCGGTGCAGACGGGCAAATACCCCTCTGTCGTCGCCTGATTCACGCTGCCGCGCGGCCGCTTTGCCGGCCGCGCACCTTTTAAAGGAGGTATTCCATGACCGGAACCGAATGCTACGCCGCCGCCCTCGCCCTGCTGAGCGAAACCCGCGACAGCGGCGCTTATTATGAAACCTTTGCCGTGCCTGCCCTAAACCAGCTGCTGGCCAACTGCCTGCGCGAAATCAACGCGCTGCGCGAGATGGACGGACAGCCGCCCTTTGCCGCCCCGCCGCGCATGACCGCACTCACCGAGCACATCCCGGCGGACGATGCACTCGTTGCCGAGTGTTTTCCCTACGGTCTGGCCGCGCTGCTCGTCGCAGAGGATGACAAGGACAAATTCAACTGGGCGGGCAGTGAATTTTCCTCCCGCCTGCTCGCGCACTGTCCGGCGTGCATGACGGCGGTGCAGGAGATGATTTAATGAAGCCCTATCAGTTTCCGCAGACCGAAGCCGTGCAGCAGACCATCGTGCGCAGCTTCGGCGGCGCGGATTTCCGCACCCATCCGACCAAGGTGTCGCTGTCCCGCTCGCCCGATCTCAAGAACCTCATTTGCGAGCAGAACGAGTTTCTGGTCAAGCGCACCGGCTATCAGACGCAGGCGACCTTTAGCGGACCGATTTTCGGCCTGTTCGCCCTGCCCGACGGCACCGGCACGGTCGTCCACGCGGGTGAAGCGCTGCAATGCCGCCTGTGGGACGGCACAACGACCGAGCTCTGCATCGGTATGCAGCAGGATTTTTCGCAGTCCTTCACCATGACGGGCGCACTCTACCTGCTCGACGGGCTGACCTACCGCGTGGTGCGCCGCAACGAAGACGACACCGCGTGGGAAGCCGTTCCCGTCAGCGAAGCCGCGTTCGTGCCGACCACGACCATCTCTGCTGCCCCAACCGGCGGCGGCACCAGCTACGAAGCCGTTAACCTGCTCACGCCCAAGCGCATCAACACCTTTATCGGAAACGGCTCGGCCACGCAGTTTCAGGTGGACGCCAAGGAGCTTGACGACCAGCCAGTGACCGCGACCGTGAACGGCACGGCCGCGACTGTATCCTCGGTCAACCGCGCGACCGGCATGGTCACGCTGTCCGCCGCGCCCGCAAACGGTAACGGCCTTGCCAATGTTGCCATCACCTTTTCCAAAACCGTCGAGGGACATCTCGCGCGCATCAACAAATGCCGCTTTGCCGGTTTGTACGGCGGCAAAAACGACACGCGCGTCTTTCTCTCAGGCAATCCGGACGAGCCCGCCTGCGACTGGCAGAGCGGACTGTACGACCCCACCTATTTCCCCGACACCGGCTACACCCAAATGGGCACGGACGCGTCCGCCATTATGGGTTATCTCAAGCAGTATGAAAGCCAGATGATTGTCAAAGCAGGCGGCGCACAGGAGGCGACCAGCTTTCTGCGCACCTATCTGATGGCCGACGACGGCACGGCGCTCTATCCGCTCGGACAGGGCGCACAGGGCGAGGGCGCGATTGCCCGTCGCAGCTTCGCGACACTAAACGATTTGCCGCTCTTTCTCTCGGCGCGGGGCGTGATGGGCGCATACGGCACGGCTGTTGCCGAACAACGCACACTGCGCAGCGTCTCCGAGGCCGTCAGTCCCCGCCTGTCTGCCGAGCCCGATCTCCAAAACGCCTGCGCCGTCGTGCACGAGGGCAAATACTATCTCGCGGTGGGCGGCCATGTCTACATCGCGGACGGCAGTCTGAGCGAAGCCGACGGTGCACCTGCGTGGTTTTACTGGGACAATGTGCCCGCACAATGCCTTGCCGTGCTCGACGGCCGACTGTGGTTCGGCACGCAGGACGGGCGGCTGTGTCGTTTTTGCCTTGCGGACGACCAGCACGCTTACCTCGACGACGGAAAGGCAATCGACGCTTACTGGCGCACGCCCACCCTGCCGCTCGGGCAGTGGGCGCGGTTCAAGTCCATCCGCGATGTCATTCCGACGCTCATGCCCTATTCCCGCTCGGGCGCTACCGTGCGGTATGAGAACGAAAACGGCGTGCTGCTCGCACTTTCGCGCAACATGGATTTGTTTTCCTTCGAAACGCTCGATTTTTCGCGCCTCTCCTTTCGCTGTATGCCGGGCGCAATCAGCTACCGCACCCGCTGGCGACAGCACCGGGTGCCGCAGTTTGCCGTGCGCATCGGCAACGACCGTCCGGACGAGCCGTTCGGCCTGCTCGCGCTGACCATCCTCTGGACAACGGGAAAAATCATTCACTAA